TTAAAACCTCACTTTCAATATTTGGGAAATTTCGTGTAAAGTGAGTTGGGCGCACCAGAACCCTAATTTTTCGGAAGCTTTACCTAATTTAATTATAGTTTTGGGTTCATTTTTGTGCTCGCTTATTGATATAGGCAAAACAAGTGCCTTTTCATAATCAATAGAAATTAAAGAGGCGTTTATGGCAATTCTTATAGAACTAAGCGTTATCTTTTTCATGCTCAAACTATTATTATGAATTTGCGAAATCACATCATTTTTTAACACTTGAGTTGATAAAAACTTATTTGCAAAATATCTTAACCCAGATGGCTTATTAGTATTATATAGAACTTCAACCATGTCGATCTGAAAAATAATAGGCAATACAATAAACAAAACCGGAAAAGGTGTAAAGGATGAGCTGACGCTGTAATAGCCTCGAACAAAATTCCATATTGCAAATGCTCCAAAGGCGGGATTCTGTACATTCTGAATTTCTTTATTTAGATTGCTCATCACTCTCACATGCTTTCTTTAATAATCTTTTGTATTCTGGATGCCAACCAATTGTCATATCGTCAGATAGAGCATGATAACAACCTGGGGTAAAGAAACCTGGTACGCAAAGATGCCCTATATTAATGCCACCATCTTTACATTGGAAGTACAAAAGTTGTCCTTGCTCTTTAACTGAAAGATTTTTATTGCTAAGCCTCAAAATGTTCCTTTTATTATTCCATTTGGTAATTAATTCATTTTGATAATTATTCAAGCTTTCTTCACTTATATCTCCCCGACTTGCCCATAATGTCCTATTGGTAGATGCTCTTAAATAATCACTTATTGCTTGAATCTTATCGGTATAATCACAATCCACAATTTCTAGTTGTTCTATGTATCTTTTTACGGTATTGTATTCACTCAGTATTTCATCTTCGGTTGGTTTGGGTGCCAATTCGTTAAGGCTAAGTTTTTGATTTAACTCACGTGTGATTGCAATGAGTTGATTTTTAAAATGTTTATATGAAATAGACATTGGTTTTCCAGTTTCAATCAATTCAGCTGTCTTTTTATCTATCCACCCAAGCATAAAAACAAATACATTCTCCATAAGATCATCTGGAACTATTGTTTTTTGGCAAAATTGATTATATAGAATAGCGGTATGATTATTATCTATAGCAATAAAATGGAATTTTTGAATTATCCTACATGCAAATATCTTATTATCGTTATTGAAAAAAGTTCTAACATATAACGCGTATTCATCGCCAATACTCTTTTCATTTCCGTTTTCTTCATAAAATTCAAGTTTGGCTTTTCCCCAACTTTCTAAAGCTGCTTCTAACGTTTCGGCATTGTTAAATGAATTGACGATACTTCCTTGTTTAGCAGTTGCAATAAAAAGTTTAAATATAGTATTATTGGGATCTAATTCTTGAGCCTTAACGGCTAACAACCAATTATATAATGTTTTCCACAAGTCTGCTGCTCGATTTGATATAGGGTTTCTATTAGAGAGTACGCTTTTTAATTGAATTGCTTCGACACTACCATCATCTTTTTCTATTGCGACATCATCAAGAACTTCAATACTAACAATATCATCATTAGTACAACTTAATAATTCGTAAAGAGCATGCCTAACTTGAAGTGAATATGCATAAACCTTATCCGGCACATGAGTTTTTGATAAATTAGTTCCTATAATACTATTTGAGGTCTTACTCATGTGCTTCACTCCTCGTTCAAAAAAATTACCATGGCTTCTACCCGTTAAACAGATATAGTCAATTTTCTCCATAGAAATAGAAGTTTCCTGCAAATTTTTCTTATTTTCAGTCAAATATTGTAACCGTCTATTAAAGCAATCTAAGAATATTTCAGACTGTTTCTATAACCCTAACCCCCGACTGCAGCACAAACTCCACTTGCACCAGATTAACTACTTTTATCTGCTCAACTAACATTTTGAATAAATCCTCATCAAATTCCCCTATCCTATCCATGGACCGCAGGGCATCCGTTATATCTCGCATCCTGCCAAGAGTTTCCTGCCGCATGATTTCTGCCACCGTAACACTCGACCGCTTATTTTTCAGTTCTTCCATCCTATTTACTATCCGGTTATACTCCTCACCGTAAATCGTATCATCAATCCCTGTCTTTAAATTCAATTTGACCAGTGCGGCCAACTCATCCTGTAGTGCCTTTATTTCAGAATCAATTATCGCTAGATCCACTGTGCTAGTCTGCTCATGGAAAACCTTATCGATATTCTCCAGCATGCATGAAATAAGAGTGTCTTTATCCGCTAACAGTCGGTTCACAACCCGTACAAACGCCTCCTGCAATTTATCCTCATCCAGCGTCGGCATGCTGCAACCTTTCTTGCCGTTCTCACTCCGAGTCCGGCACATCCAAATCGGCTTTTTGTATTTTCCAGCACCCCAGTATGTTCTGGTAAAGGTTTTGCCGCATGCGCTGCAAACTATTTTCCCGGAGAAAGGATATTTGTTCGTATAGCGGCTGCGGTTTTTATCTCCTCCCGCTAGCTGGCTGCGGCGCTCTATCTCCCGTTGCACCGCCTGAAAGGTTTCCTTCGAAATGATGGCCGGGTGACTGTTCTCGACAAAGTACTGCGGCACCTGGCCTTCATTCTTGACCCGTTTATGCGTAAGAAAATCCACGGTGATTGTTTTTTGCAGCAAGGCGTCTCCTGCGAGCTTTTCATTTTGTAGCATTTTCTTGATAGCCGACTCATGCCAAACCGTGTTGCCGGTTGCTGTGAGAATGCCGTCAGCCTCAAGTCCTTTTTTAATTTTCCTAAGCCCCTTGCCATCTACCAAATACTCCTTAACTATCCGCCGCAGATGAGCAGCTTCCTGTTCGTCAACAATCAGTTCACCATTTTCGTCCTTGTCAAAACCCATGAATTTCTTGTGATTGACGCGTACCTTGCCTTGCTGAAATCGCCGCGTAATCCCCCACCGGGTGTTTTCGCTAATAGAGCGGGACTCGTCCTGGGCAAGCGAACTCAGGATAGTCAATAATACTTCACCTTTAGCGTCTAATGTGTCGATGTTCTCCTTCTCGAAGTACACTCCAATGCCTTTATCTTTCAGCATTCTTACATACTGTAGGCAATCTAATGTGTTGCGTGCAAACCGGGAAATGGATTTAGTAATGATCATGTCAATCTTACCTAACAGACAATCGTCGATCATCCGGTGAAAATCTGTGCGTTTCTTGGTATTGGTGCCGGTAATGCCTTCGTCGGCGTAAATACCAGAAAACTCCCAGTCCGATCGCTTTTTAATATACTCTCCGTAATAACTGACCTGTGCTTCGTAGCTGCTGAGCTGCTCTTCCGTATCGGTGCTGACCCTGCAGTAAGCACATACCCTTTTCTTTGCCGCTATGTCAAGTCCCCGGATTACTTGCATCGATTTGGCCGGGATTACAGAAACCACTCTTCTACTCATACACTTCTCCTCTTTCTATTGCAATCCATGAATACCCCGTTCTTTTATAAACTGCTGCTCTATAGCCAGGCCATTTTTCAGTTCAAAAACTAAGTGCGTTGGCGTGAGCACTTTTACGCGCTCCACCAACGCACTGCATATTTCTTCATCAAACTCTTCCATTATATAAACTTGACCTTCCAGAAGCGCCGCAATGTCCTGCGTCCTGGCCTTAATTTCAACCAGCTTGCCGTCATCGCCACTCAGGTCATTCTTCTGGTTACGTAATTTTTCTAATTGTTGTTTCAGCCTGTCATATTCCGCCTGAAAATCCAGCGTCTCACTGCTGTCCTTGATTTGTTTACGAATCAGGGCTTTCATTTGCTCGCTGACTCGGTCTATCGCCAGTTCAAGCTTACGATCTTGCCCACCTATGCTCTCGACCCGCAGCCCTTTTTCCACATTATCGAGGAAGCGCTTCAGTACTGTATTCTTGTTTTTATAGAGCTTATTGAATGCCCGCACAAATACGGCTTTAAGCGTAATATCATCAATCGCCTTCATGGAGCAGGCCGCTTTCCCTTCCTTTATATAAGAACCACACTGCCAGACAATCTGCTTGGTTGGTCCTTTACTGTTCCAGGTCCGCCGGATAAAATTTGCCCCGCACTGCTCGCAAACCAGCTTACCACTAAAAGAATACCGATTGAGGTATTTTTCCCGGTCGCCGGGCAGGTTGCCATATTGTACGGCACGTTCTGCCATCAGCCTCTGCACCAGGTCGAATTCCTCCCTAGTGATAATGGCTTCATGGTTGTTTTGTACCCGGTACATTGGCAACTCGCCCTTATTCTTTCTCTTCCGGTGTGTCAGATAGTCCTCGATATAGGTTTTCTGCTGAACCAAATCACCGCAGTATTTTTCATTCGTGAGAATTCCTCGAACCACAGAAGCCTGCCATTTCGCTGATCCCGTAACGGTTGGGATATTCATTGCAGTCAATAGGTCAGCTATCGCCTCGGTGCCTTTGCCGGCAATGTACTCACGAAATATCAGCTTCACAATCTGGGCCTCAGCCTGGTTAACCTGTAACTGACCGTTTTCGTCCAGGTCATAGCCAAGGAAGCGACTTGAGATGACAACAACTTTTCCCTTCTCGAATTTCTTCTGATAAGCCCACTTTATATTTTCAGAAATGCTGCGGCTCTCTTCCTGGGCAACAGAGGCCAACACGGTCATTAGCAGTTCGCTTTCGGCGCTTAACGTGTTGATATTTTCGCGTTCAAAAAATACGGCTATACCTAGCTCTTTTAACTGCCGGACGGTCTCCAGGCAGTCTGCCGTATTGCGGACAAACCGGGAAATAGACTTGGTGATGATCAGATCAATTCTTCCAGCTCGGGCGTCCCTAATCATCCGGTTAAATTCAGTCCGTTTTTCTTTTTTCGTGCCGGTAACGCCGCCGTCCGCATAAATGCCCGCAAAGTCCCACTCGATCTTCTGCTGAATGTATCCGGTATAGTGGGCGACCTGATTCTCGTAGGAATCCATCTGGTCAGAGGACGCCGAGCTAACCCGGCAGTAGGCGCATACCTTGAGTCTGGCCCCTAACGGCACTTCGAACATTGTCGCCTGTGGTTTGGGTAAAATGGTCAGAACCTTCTTCATCGCTACCACCTCCTTTTTTCTGGTATAGAAAAAACCGCTCACGGCGGTCACTTGGTTTATCGCCAGCAAAACATGAGCTGGCCGTTATTCGATTCGACAATGTCGGCAATTTCCTCAAGCGTCATCGCCGCGATCTTTCTCTCAGCAATCCCTTCAATAAAGACAGCGGCATCCGGCTGTGCGCCGTTTTTAACTTCCTCTGCCAGTTCGTACCATTCGCTCCTCTCGCTCGAAGCCAGTTGTTCGCTGGGTGCCGAGAGCCGACATTAGATGCCTACCTTGGGATGAGCCTTCAATGGCACATCGTTCGTTGTTGCTGGCTTGTCCTGAAATACTCTTTTCACTTTTTAGGACACCTCCTTTCGTCAGTGTGATGTTAGCTCTGTTATTGCCTCAAAGCAAGTTAATCTTGATGCGGAAACATATGGATTTTGATAAAAAAACAGGGCTTGGAGCAATCACCAAGCCGCCGTACTATTGTCCCTTATCCTTTTTGAACCAGGCGAATGACCAGTTCCCTTTCCCCTTCTTCCACTTCAACATGGCCCCCGGTTGTAAACCCCAGCCTAAGTAACCACTGCCCTTGCAGCATAATGCAGGGCACATTCGGTTGCTTGGGATACGCCACCGATGAATAAATTTTTAAGGTACGTTTGCCCACGCGCCCAGCCCCCTCCCTCGTTGTGTGACATGTTAACTCTGTTTACACTACATTGCAAGTTAATCCGGTTACTGGGCAAAGCTTTTCCTGTTCTCAGCATCGATACGCTGAAACTCTATCTCGGTGATCAACCCTTTATTCAACAGTTGCTTTAACAGGTACTTGCTGATTAGATACTCCATGTTTGTTTTTTCAGGCATTCCCATCATTATCCCTCCCTTTCTTACGAAAGGGGCCGCAGCAGCAAGGAAGCTCCCACTATATATTGCGTTCCACCTTAAATCTCTACTATATATAGTAGAGAAATTTCTAGTGCGACGGCCTTTCCTTTCTTAATGCGGTATCGTCAGTAGGATTCCAATTCTCGACTGGTCCGGGCGGTCCAGGTTGGCGTGCCCGTAAACTCCCAAGTACCCGGCATTGCCGCGCGGAGTGATAAGCGGTATCTTGGGAACATCGACCTTCCAGCTATAGGCGGCGAGCACTTCCTGATAACTGCCACCAATCTGGAATAGCCGGTCTGGGTACGCTTTAATGTTATATTGGTTCAAGATAACCGTTGAAGCGGGAGCAATGGGTTCCGCCTTTGCTGGGGCGGCATTGGCCAGAGGCAAAACCGGAACGCTGACCGGATGCTTAGGGTCGGTAACAATGGCAAACTGGCCGCCGGACTTTTTCAGTTCGGCCTGGATCGTCTCCTCCAGTTTCGCCCCGGTGGTCTGTACCACGGCATCCGGCACTTTCGCTTCACTTTTCTTAATCGCACTTGCTATGGCTTCGGCTTGCGATGGCGAAAGGGGAACTTGAGCGGCGTTTGCCGCTCTGTCCACTCCAGCCGGCGTCGCCGCCTGCTCCTGCGATTCAAGTGTAATTGGCACCGACGGGTGCGCCCTGTTCCAAAAGAGCAACCCAACCAGAAAAATGATGACGGCTAAAGCAAGACCCAAAAGCACCCTGTTGTTTTTATCAAGTTTCATATAGGTAGCCTCCTCAAATAAAATAAACGCCCTCTTAGGCGTCAAAACGGGTTAAGTTGTTTGCACGGATTGTCGCTAACACTTTATTCGCATAGTCCGGGTCGGTGGCATACTTCGCGCCCATCAGCCGCACAAACTGCGTAAGGTCCGGCAAGGCGGCAACGGCGGGAAAGTAGCATGGCTCTTGCGTCATCAAAATGCACCAGTCATCGCAGGCATGTAGTAAGCTCGGATAGTCCTGAAACTTGGCCCGGATGGTCACATAGCGGCCGCCTTCGTATTCCTGGGTAGGCAGTTCAATATACGGCCCGGTGCCGTTCCACTTGCGGCCAAATAAATTGTATTGGCCGATGACCGACCGCCCCCAGCCGCTTTCAATGGCCCCCTGAGCAATCAGTACGCTCGCGGGCAGGTTATAGCACCTTGTCTGCGCCTGTGCCGCCGGCGCCAGCCACTCAATAAATTCATCTGTAGTCATTCATTTATTTCCCCTTTCTCGTGATCAGGCATCATGCCCGGAAGAGTATTCCACTTGCTGTCGACGACCCACTTGCCCCAGCCGACGGCGGCAGCCGTAGCAATGGCTCCCACCCCAGCCCAGCAACTAGCAAGGTCGTAATGCGCCCCACCCTCTCCGTTGCGGAAGAACGCGTATAGGTAGACAAAAAACAGGATGAGCGTCATCGTCAGGATAACGCCCACCCAATTGCTGTATAGAAAGCAAAACCATTGTTTTATCATTTGTTTAATCATTTTAATAGCACCTTCTGTATAATAACCATCACGATTCCCATAACAACGCCAGTCGCCCCGGCCGCTTTCCAGACGGCCATTTCCAGAGCGTGAAGACGCTTGAATATCACTTCATCGTTTTTCTCCAGCGTTACAATCGCTTTGCACTGGCCACTATGCTGCATGCAAACCCATTCGGGCTGTCCCATTCCCTCACCGCTTTCTAAAAGAATTCGATACTGGCTTTTTGCCCCTATTTTACTTTTGATATTTGCAATCTATATTTGTGCATTTACCTTGGTCGTCTAACTTATGTCCACAAATAGGGCAACGAGTTGCTTTAGCCATTTAGAATTTCCTCCATTTTTGTGTTATAAGCTGCCTTCAGCGTGTTTCTTTCATTGTTTAGTTCATCCATAAGAGCAGCATCCATATTACGAAGGGCTATAATGTACGCTAAATCATTTGCATTGATTAAAGGCTCGAATTCAGCGTTAAGTAAATTTAGTTTCTCTTCTTTTGTTAATGGCTTAGGGGCAAAGGGGTCAGTAAAATTTATACCATCATACTCCCACCCCTCCATCACTTCCGGCCTATTCGTTACATCAATAAACAGTAAGGAGTGATGAAACCGATGAGAATACATTTCTTCTAAAGTCTCATCACTCTCAAAGATCCAGTGAGCTTTATTATAAAGAATTTGCGCATATCGCATCATCGACTGCTCCTTTCTTATATTTTTACCATTGGATTAGGACAAAACCCGGTGAACCCTTGCTGCCAGCAGCACCGCCGGAACCTCCACCAGCGCCACCAGCACCAAAGCCGCCCGCATTAACTGTCGGCTTACCTGATCCTTGGCCAAATATGCAGCCTCCGCCAGTACCAACTGAACCGAAAAGTTCGCCGATGGTCCCAGGGCTGCCACCTGGACCGCCGGCATTCCCGCTATCGGTAGTACCTGTCGCACCGCCGCCGCCAGCACAAGAAACATACGGCCCGAAAGAGGATGTGCCTCCAGCACTCGCGGCATTCCCCCCAGCACCGACAGTAATTGTAATAACTTCCCCGGGGGTAACAGCCGTATTCTGTGCCAAAATCGCATGTGCTCCACCACCGCCACCACCACTATAACTGTCACCTTCATTGACATAATGACCTTGTTTTCCACCTCCTCCACCACCACACATGCTAAGCCACACTTCCTCAACACCTTCCGGAATGGTAAACGTTCCGGAATATAAAAACATCCTGTAGCCATGAGAGGGAATAGCGGGAATGTCGGCACTAAGAATGCCGCTGCCATTAATAGAAAGACCCGAACCAGCAATAATCCCTCCCATTGTCGTTTTCGTGGCAATGGGAGGGATAAAAGTTGCAGGTTTCCCAGTAACACCGCTCCAAGCTACGGCCAAAGCGGTTGTGGCAGTTGTGGCGGTAACGGCGTTTCCTGTGATACTGGCGGGCAATTGCCCGTTAGCATCTAACTTGAGAAGCTTATTCGCTGTAGGAACAGTTACGATGTCATCTATCGGAGCTTTCGTCGCTACTTGGGCATCAACATATTCTTTATGAGTGTAGGTTTTATTTAGATCGGCGATTAACACCCAGATTGGAGTTAAGTTCTTCAGTTCAAAAATCTGGTTTAAATCGGTACGAAAACAAAGCATCCCAACTTCGAGATTGGTCGTCGGGAAGGAAGTGCCGCTATTACAGGACATGATGGTGCGGTCATTGTTAAGGATCTCCGCCCGGCTGTCGGTTAGTGTTTGCGTACTGGCAATGGGAACAAATTGTTGCATTCTAGCCCTCCTTAGTAGCCGTCGGCAGACCAAATGATGTCGCCGGCAAGAATACTGCCGGTCGCATCACTGATCTGCACATAAAAGCCGGCCTCTGTAATGTGCGTGATATCTGGCGTCCCGCCGCTGCCGCCCCGGAGCTGGACCAGAACCTGCGGCGGCGCATAAAACCGGCGCTGAAACGGGATGAAGGTATTTGCCGCCGGGATAAAAGAGGTTCCGCCATCGGTCTGATCCGGTACGTCCACCGTAAGCTGCCAGTCGGTAATCCGCGGCCGGCCGGTGGTCAACGTCCCCTTGAGGATAAGAGCAATCAACGCTTTCCGGTACTCCAGTTCACCAGGGACAAATGCTGTGAACGGCGAGTACCCTACCGGCGCATTCAGCTTTAAAAACTCGTCCAGTGACAAATCGCCTGAGCCAAAAGCAAGATCACTCACGACGGCATTGGCGCTGCGCAGGTAAGCTTCGACAGTTTCCATTGCTTCAAAGAAGGTTGAAATCTGGTCTTTACTGATGGAATCTGCCGTAGAAAAAGACTCCGCCAGCACCCGTTCGAAGGAGTTTCGGGTTGCTGCGGAGTCTTGTGTTTGCCAGACTTCCCATAGGTTTTTTATGGTTTCCACCGCCCAGCCATCGGAAGGTGTGAATGTTTCACTAAGAGACTTCGTTGCACTTTTGGCCAGGCTTTCATCAAGCAAGAAGCTCTCTACCGCCTTATAATGAAAATCGACAGTCTCCTGGTCGGCTTCTGCCGTATTCCAAGCCTCGCTTGTGGCTTGGAGCATATTCCATACGGGCAGACTGACCATTATCCCCCAGCCTTCCGCCTGGGAGATATGTACGGATTTTCTCGTTACTTCCGCCACTGTCCAGCCTTCCACGATCTTCATCAGCGCCAGCCAGACATCGGTCCAACCTTCGCTTATCCGCCAGGCTTCCTGTATCAGGCAGGCAAATACTTGCACCAACCCCTCTGCCATATGCCAGCCTTCCCGCGACGTTAGCTGGTACTGCTGCCACCAGGCCTCCTCCGCGCTCCAGCCTTCGCCCACACGCAAAGTGTACACAACGGGCCTCACGTCGTCCCATGTTTTTCTGCCGTCGGGGTCGTTCCAGGCAAAAAGGGCAGTTTCCCAGGTGTAGGCACTGCCCGGCAAGGAGGATATGTCAATCGTTGTAACGTATGCCATTGTCTCTTCCTCCCCGTCTCAAGAATTAGCTCAACGTAAACTGGAATTGTGCCGTCAGGGTATCATTCTCGCCCTTATTAATGACATTGAAGAGTACCCGATCCAGCATGGTTCCAGCACTGGCCGCATTAAAGACGCCCGCTTCCGTGATTGCTCCGGTGGCGGCGCCAGGTAGAAAGGTGGAACTGAACGTCATAACCTGCGTCCCGGCCACATGCGCATAGGTAGCAGCCTGTCGGGCAATTTCGCTAATCAGTGCCGTCTGACTAAGCGCCGGAGCATCCGTGCCGGTTCCAAGGGCGATATGGCCAAAGGCAGCCGGACGGCCGCTGGTTTTGCCCAAGCTGTCGCAAATGGCGTCAAAGCCGGTACTCACGATAATATTATCTTTGCGACGCACCTCCACCCCACCGTCCGCTTTGTGAAGGGTCAGCGTCAAGCTGCCCTTTACTTTTACCTCGTTAATTTTCATAAGGACCTCCTGCTTGTTAAATACATTTTGGGTACAAAAAAGCGGCCGTTAATCTTCCCACAGGCTCGTAAGCCTCCATGGAACTTCCCGCCGCATCTGCGCCGAACGAATATACATACAGTTTTCTTGTTGTCTGGGTTTGCACCAGGCCGAATGTCAGCCAGTCCCTGTCCTTATAGTCCACCGCTGCTTCATTGCGCCGGCCGAACTGGTCCTCCAGGTAAAACACATCTTTGCCGACATCATAGCCGGCCATCAAGCGGCCGCCCTCTCCTTCAAGTGTCAGGTACACCACGTTATCAACTATCGGCTCGGCCACGCTTACGTAAAAGACTACATTATATATAGGAGGTATGTTGATATCCCAGGAGAGCTGCGTCGTGTCCTGGATAACGGCTCCCCGCCTAAAACGCCCACTGCCGTAGGTCAAGTTTATAGCTTCCCTTGCGGGTGTGCCTCGGTCACCGGCTGCTGACCCGTCCAGCGGCACGGATTCGATGATATTTTCCGGTATCCCCTTAAACAGTGAAATCCGGTGTTCGAGTGTAATGCCGGTGATGTCCCCGTCCGGTTCCCAGGGCGTTTGGGCCTCCACGTCACCCCAGGTGAAATCGGCGCTGTCCCAGGTGATTCCTGTGTGCGCCACGCCGACCATGTCGGCCAGGATGGTATTACGGGCGGTAAACGACTTAGGCAAATTGACCGCGACAATGTGCTGGCCCCGGACGACGCCGTCGGCAAGCTGCAGTCCGCCGTCCCGCACAGAGGTGTTAAGCGAGGCCCCGGCCCAGCCATTAGCTACCTGGTCTACGGTGATAACAGCATTTCGGTTGCCGGCGTCCACAATGATGACGCGGGCATTCACCGCATTTACGCTGTAATTGCCATAGCCGTCGATGGCTTTGAGCCAAAAGCTATGATCGCCCGGCGTCGGAAAGAGGCAGTTGTAGTAGGGGCTGGTGGTCTTACCGATACGCTGCCCCACATTCCAGTTGGCTCCCCGGCGGATTTCATAGGTATACGTCGCCCCGGCAATGGCCTGCCAACGAAAATCCAAATGATCGCCAATCCGCACAACGTCAAATCCGGTTATATCAGGCGGCACAGCAAAGGAGGCCAGGATGGTAGCCGGTGCGTCCGATGCATTGCCGCTGCCGTCGATGGCCACGATGTGAAAGGCATATAACCCCGCCTGGGCGATAGGCACAAACAGGCTAGTGCTCATAATCCGCTCGGCAATCAAGACACTGGACGCCATGGGAGCGTTGTTTGCGCCCTGGTACACGTTGTACCCGCCCAGGTCCATTTCGGCATTGGCTTTCCAGGAAAGCAGAAAACCGCCGGTGACTGCCCGGTAGGTAAAGCCCTCCACATTCGCCGGCGGCGTAGTTTTGCCGCTTATATAGAGAGGATCGGACACTATGCCGGGCGACACCAAGCCGATGTCATTGATCGTCGAAACCTTTACCAGATAGCTAGTCAGCGCCTTTACGCCCGTAATGATGGTGCCGGCCGAGCGAATGCCGGCTTCCCATAGCAGCCAGGTACTGCCGCCGTCACTGCTGTACCAGACGGAATAACCCTGTACATAGTTGTTCGGAACAGGCCAGGAAACATGAATGATAGAAACCATGCCCCCGTCCGGCTGTAGGTAGGTTTCCTGATTGACGCTTACCGCGCTGACTTCTATCGGTGAGCGCTCATAGCCGCTGTACTGCAAGACCGGCGCATCAAGGGTTTCTTCATACACGGCTTCAATGTACTCAACGCCGGTGATCTTCACCATCTGATTGCCGCTCTTGGCAATGTTTACGATTTTAAATGGCTTGGTGACAATGTTTGAACGGCCGAACGCGTAGATATCATATTTCTGTGGCACGACCGGAAACGGCGCGGTCACCGTCAAGATGCTGGTGGTGGTATCCTGCGCGTAGCCACGCACGGGCACTTGGATAATCTGATCAGTGTACAGCCGGATTTTGATGGCATAGGAATACCGGGTTAGCAATGTGACCGGTTTGTCCAATGTAACCGTGGTTTCGGTGGCACTCACAATCCGGCCGCCGGCATCTCCCCACCGGGGAATGTCGTGCTGCAGGTCGACCACATCACCGAGGGTGCAGGCCATGGCGTCGATATCGGCATCCCAGTGCTCCGTGCGGATTAAATACTGGTTGCACCGGGACAAATAGGCCGCCTCCATATAGGCGTGCTTGTAGTCGGTAATGCCGTAATAGGTGGTTTGTACCGGATTGGCGACCACGCCGGTTGCTTCGTAATTCGGGCCATAGTAGATCGCCTGATCGGCCGAATAGTCCTTTTGTTTATTGTAGAAAGTGACTTCCACACTGGTGGCCCGGTCTTTGGTCGATTGAAACTCGCCCTTAAACGACTTGGCGATAATGTTGCCGACCGTGAACAGTTGCACCGGCTCGCTTGGCCGGTCGCAAATACAAGAATACAGGGTGCCTTTGGGGATAATCACGCCCCGGCCCACGATGGAGAACCGCGCCAGAGCATCCCAGAAGCTCAGGTTTTCCGATAGATAAATGTTAAGACTGAAGCGGTAATCGCCGTTTTCCAGTCGCTGGTCGGCATAATCGGCCGCAGCGGCAAAGGCGCTGTAGTCAATCCGACTGGCCGGGTTGCCGTCGACGCAGTACTCATACTGGCCGGTGTTAATGTTCATGAGATACTTGCACTGGTGGATGAGATCATAAGAGGCCCAATACGGGTTGGAGGCGCGTTTTTGTTCATACTGGCTGGTATGAGGATTCCAAACATAAACGGTCGAGCGTGTCTGTTCCCAGGTTACAACGGGATCGGAGTTGCTCAGTTGATTGGTGGCCAGCGCCCGGATACCGACTAAAACACGGTTGGGATAAGCGAAATCATCATGGAGAATAGTTGACAGCATGGTCCAAAAAACCCGAGTGATATCGCGCGCTGACGTGCCGGACTTTTTAGCGCAGCGCACCCGTACCACATATTGCCCCGGCGGCAGGTTGTCCAGGCGATAGGTCGTCCAGATCGACGTGTTTTTGGCGTCAGACGTAACACCGCCATTCGTTAACGGCCACTCTTGCCAGATGTCGTCTTCGACCCGCCGGTACTGGGCCGCCACGGTGACCGAGGCTGTGTTCAAACCGCCATCATCTTTAATCCGGGCTAAACCATACGGAAACTGCACGGTAATCTGCAAGCCCTGCACAGCGGTCCCAACCGTTTGCTCAGTGGCCCAGTCGCCCTCGGTATTTAGCTCGTAGCCAAGCTGATAATCGGTAACGGTATCATTGAAGTTGGCAATCGGCATCTGGTCATTCGTACCCAGCCGGATATCGTAACTAACATGCACATAGTTGCCGATGGGGTTGCCGTCGATGAAGATGTTGTTTATAGCATCGACCGGGCCTTCGCCGCCCGAATATAAAAGGTTCAGGTACTGGTTGCTTCCGTCGGAGGTAACATGCCGGGCCAAGAGGACCGGGGCCACCCGCACCGTGCCATAAGTTTTTGCCACCGGCGTTCCCGGCCTGTCGGTGGGACGAGGGCCGCTCCAGCCGTAGGTGCTCGACTGCTGCTGCTCTTCCTGTTTCGGCGGCGGCAAAATGGCATTAGCGATACGGCCGCCGACATATTGACCAACGGCGGTGAATACGGATTTCCAAAAAGAATTGCCGCCCAACTTACCGAACACGCCGCCGACATAACTCATGAGGGCCACGCTGACAATCGCCCGGAAGAAGTTTGAGAGGCCCTTGGCCAGCACGGGATGCACCACGACACTGTCGTCGTCGCCAGGAACCAGAGTGTCCCATTCCTCTTTCTCCAGCAAGTGCCCGTTAATGCTGACGGTAAAATCCGTGCCGGGCCACTCTCGCAGGATGGGTGTAATGTGATCGGCAACCGTTGCCTTCGTCTCCACCTGCCGTATGTCCCGCGTGTCCGGCGCAATGGGATTGCGGACAAAGATCAGCTTCATGGCAACCACCCCGGTCGATAACAGCCTTCAATCCGCTTCTTCCAGAAGATGTGATTGATCGGGACGACGCTCACACCGCCCGTTTCGTGGGCGTGAATGAATTTCCCGCCGCCAAGGTAAACGCCAACGTGATCGCAGATTCCGGCCGTGGTAAAAACCATGAGTGCCGGCGCCGGTATGTCACTCTCGCACCGCACCCACTGTTCACGCTTTGCTGTAACCCCGCCGGCGACCGAAGTACAATTGGCCCGGTAATCCGGCAGGAAAATGTTAAACCGGCGAAACACCTCCACAGCCAGTCCCCAGCAGCAATAAGCGTCCGGCCCGATGGCATCGTCACGGAAGGGTTTGCCCACCAGGTCAGATATTCGATGCATAAAAGCCCCCCATTCCCGGACAGCCGCCAAATCGCAGGGAGTTGCCGCGCTGCTTGCAGTCGGCCAGCGTGTGGTGGCAGGCCGGATATTTAGCCAGTGTCGCCGCCGGCACGCCGCACTTGATTGAACCGTACTTCCAGCAGCAAAAATCCGGCAAATAGCGATCGGCGAGTGCCCGGAAAAACAGCCAGAAGTCGGAGCCAAGCGTAAAGGTGACCCATTCCTCGTCATAAGCGGTTTTTTGGATGGTGAACTGCTCTTCGATTTCCGGCGCTGGGGCATTGAGGTGTGCTGCATGAACCAGTCGAATGATAACGGTGCAATCAGTCAAGCCATTGTATTCTTCCAAATAAGCCTGCACCGCACCGCTCACATTAGAAACCTGAATCGTGAAAGTACTCATGGCCTTCATGTCCTGGGTGGTGTCCGACAGCAGCATGGGAATGGGTTCCCATGCAACGCCGTTCCAGCTTATCGTCTCGTTGTTCTTCGCCAGATGGACACTCTCGCCATTTGGCAGTTGAAGCTCCACCAGCACGATCCACGGCAGGTCATTAGCCAGCTTGTTCTTTTCAATCAGGCCGACACTCGAAAATGCTAACGGCATATTATCACGCCTCCATGATGGCTATTTCCACATGCCAATAGCCCGGTGATACCATGCTGGCTTTGGGCACAGCGGTAAATTGCATGTTCGTTTGCTGTCCTGTAATGGGGTCGGTCCAGACAAAAATATGAGCGTAATTGGCCTGCGCGAACGCCTTAAATTGTAGGTAATCGGCATGCGGCATAGCCGGCCAGGTGTAGGCACCACCCATTTGCGTCCGGGTATAGCGAGGACGGGAGATGGTGTATCCCCCGTCCACTGGTGAGGCGATTTTATTGTCTGGATAAACATCATCCGCCGGGTAAGCCGGCGGACAGATCATAGGAAATCTTGGATAGCTCATTTAACCCCTCCCAAAAAAGAAGTCCCGCGAACCGGCCACATTGTTCTGCACACCGTCGATGACCATTTGCAGCAGCATCGATTGCGTGGCCGGGTCGTAGGACGCCTGCTGGGAAACCTGCACATTCTGACCGGTCTTGTTGATGACCGTGACGTTGACGTTGGGAACAGCAGAGGCGGCGCTTGGGGTTAACATGGCCTGGGTTTGGTTGGCGGTATAAATATGGGCCGGGTTGCCAAAATAGGCAAGCTCAGGGCCTTCCTCGCCGACAAGGGACCAGCCGCCGGGATTATGGCCCCCGGCGGCGAACGCCTGGATTGGGTTGGCCTCCGCCTTGTTGGGAATTGAACTTAACTGTTTGGGTGAACCTGCGCCAGAAGCCGCAGACGTATCTGTCGTTGGCACTCCCAATAGCTGCCCAAATAACTGCTGCAGCGGCCCCATGATATATTTATCTGCCCACATTTTCAGTAACATCTTTTCAATGCTCTCAACCATATCTTTAAAGAAATTTTCCAGCGCTTTGGTCGCGCTTTGCCCTTCCAGGGCCATTTTGTTTAGATTGCCCTGAGCGCTGGCATAGACTTGGTCCCAAGTTTGTTCAACAGTCTGAGCGTAATTGATCTGCCGGTTTTGGATATTGCGAAAGGCAGCGGAAAACGCCGTGTCGTAGTTCATGGCGTCCAGCTCATACTGCTGGTTCATGGCATCGTTCAGGCTCTTTTGCAGAGCCAGCCGCTGTTCGGCATTCAGGCTTGTTTCCTGCAGCTTTTGCTGCAGATAAGCGATTTCAGCGGCCAAATCCTGCTGCCGAAGGGCATCGGCCTCTTGCCGGGTTTTTCCTTCCAGATTCATCAGCACGGAGTTGTAGGTAAGGGCGTCCTGATATTCTTTCAGCTTCGCGTCTGTTTTGGCAGTATCGCGCTTCTGAGCCGCGAGGTTCTGCTGCCCCTTGGCCCACTCGTCCACCGACGTCTTGGCTCCCTGGTCGTTCCCATCAACCGCAATAGCCTTCAGGCGGGCATCCTTTTCCCTGGCGATTTTGTCCAGTTCAATTTGGTACTCGACCTCGGCCTGGGCTGCTTTATCGCCGATAAGCTGCGCCCCAATCAGGGCGGTCTGATTCTTGATATCCGTCCATGCCTGCCGCCATGTCTCGCGGACCTTGTCGGCGGCCGCCTGCTGGTACTGAGTGATTTTATCCGCCAGACCCGAGGTGTCGCCACCGGCATTGCCGATCTGGGTAACCTGATTTTGCATGCGGGTGACTTCCGCCGTGATCTTGGCCATGCCGGTTTCATAGGCAGTGCCGCTGTTTTCCGCAATCCGGCGCTCCAGATCGGTCATAAGCTGCTCGGCCTGAGCGTTGGCCCGTTCGAGTTTTGCAGCAGCCATTTCGGCGGCCTGGACAGCGGCGCTATTGTCAATATAAGGCGCGGCCAGCGTCGTCGGCTGCTCCTTCAGCCTGTTCAGATCATCCAGAAGCTTCTGCGCATTATACTGGGCCGGATCAAGCTCGAATTTTTTCTGCTCTTCCAGTTCGGCGTCTGAAAGCGGCTGCAGGCGGGTGCCCTTAAAGGTCATGCCCAAGAAGTTGGGAGGCGTTTCTGACTCGACTTCCTTGTAATAGTGTCCTTTAATCTTTTTCACAACCGCTTTGGGATTGTAGCTTTCCACTTTGTTCTGCAGGCTAAAGTAATCCATGGCTGCTTTGATCGCCAGGCCGATGGCCGCAATCGCAACACCCCACGGCCCTAAGAGGGACGCGCCGAAGACGGGAGCAAACGCGGCGATGGCTTTGGCTCCAATGAGATAAGCGCTAAATTCGCCGGTGGCAATTACGGTCAGACCGATAGCTCTTTGCATTTCGGGCGATAAGACGCGATAGCGGTCGCTTATGGCCTTTAAGGTGCTCACCTTATCCTGCAGAACGGGCAATAGCGAGTTGCCGATTTGGATGGCCAGTGTCGTACCGATGCCGATGACCGATTTCATTTCCCGTGTCAGTTTGCGCCAGCCTTCCACCGTCTCATTGCTGACAATCAGGCCGCTTTCTTTCGCCTTTTCCGTAATCGCCTCTATCTCTTGCCTAGACAAGTTGAGCATGCCGGCAACCTTCAGGCCCGTCTCGCCAAACAGTTCCATGGCGACACGGTCCTTGTCGGCTCCGTCAGCCATGTTCCGCATTTTATCGGCGACCAGGCTGAATACCTCACTGACATTTTTGTTGTTGACCTGGTCAAATGACAGCCCCAGGCGCGAAAACATATCATCAGACCGTTTGCCCTCGGCGGCGGCTTTTTGCATTTGGTCCTTAGCGGCCGATACCGCCTTGCCTAGCTTGGCAAAATATCCGGCAGCCTCATCGATGCCCACACCGGCATATTTGCCGATGGCTAAGAGCTTACTGGCATCTTCCGCCGTACCGCCGATCACCCGGCGGAGATTAAATACCGCATCCGACCAGCTTTGGGCGGCAGAGACAATGGAGGCGCCAATGCCTACCATGCCAAAATTAGCAATTAAGCCTTTAATGCTGCCAATGGAACTGATCATGTTGTCCTTAAGACCGATTACTGCCGTCTGGGCCTTGGCAATGTCTTTGGTTGTCTTGTCCATGGCGGTGCTGACGCTGTCGCCCATCCGGCCCGAGTTGTCGCCAATGGTCTTAAACACATTGGACGCGGAATCCATCGCTTGGATAATGATTTGTACAATATTACTGGCCGCCATCTTTTATCGCCCCTTTCCGCCGGAAGTTTCCCAAGCCTTTTTTAAGACCAAGGCTTCCAGCGTCCGGAGCTTGGTCATCACTCCCGGCGTCAAGTTGATTTCATACAGCCGGGCTAGTTGCTCGATAGCTCCATAGTCTAGCCCTACAGGACCGCTCATTCCCACCCGCCACTGGGTGGACACTAAGGTCCAAAAGGTCCAGGCCGGCCGGTTTACTTCGGTTACCGCCGGCTGCCGGCCCTCGCAGGTGTCGCAGTCGGTGTTTTTCATCAAGAGCGTACAGTCCTTGCAGTAGTCAGCGCGTCCGTCAGCATGCCACTGCCAGACGCTTACAAGTTTTTTACGTCGTCAGCCAGAGCATAGGTCAGCCGGTAGGTCTTGTCGGCCAACGCGATTAAATCGGCGTAAGGCACCTCGTCAAATTCCGGACCGTCAATGTGGTACACTTCCTTACTGATAAACTCGACGATCCGGTCATTGATTTCGGCAATAGTCGCGCCATCCGGGCGAAACTGCGGGTCGGCCCCGGCAACTTTGAGCGCTTTTCGTTCCCGGCGGTTTAAGCTGCGGGCCGCAGGCAAAGTAATCTTAGACATAACATACTTCCTCCTTAATAGGTTGGTTCTGCGTTGATCAGCGTGGCCACAATGGACACGCCGCTGGCGTTGGTGTTGTAGAACGCCCGGAACGGCAGGGAAATGGAAACTCCCTTGGGTCCGTCAATGCCGGGCGAAGTTCTTTCATAAATAATCTCCGGCAGCAAAATGCTCAGGCTGCTGCCGCTCAGGGGATTGCTGAGATTGAGTTCAATAGACGAAGTCGCCCCGGCGACCGCTTTATTTAGGAGCGCCATCGAATCAAAAATGGCCGTTACCGTGCCGGTGACGGCCAGCATTCCCTCCGGCAGCGAACCGCGAAAGCCGCCGCCGCCCAGCGTATAGACGCTGCCATCAAGTCCGGTATCGATGGTCAGCTCCACCTTGGTCACATTGGCTAAAAGCTGCCCGTCGTCTAAAACCGATGCCATGAAAGCCCCGAATTTCGTCATGGGCCGTATGGCGGGTTCAACTAAAAAAGACGCTGCTCTCAGCGTCTCTTTGCCGCCCATGATATCGACGGTCGCCTGCAGGTCCTGGTTGCTCACCTCAAAAGAAGTGCTGAACTTGGACACTTTGCAGCCGTTGTATAAAAAATATTGCCCAATATCCGGGAACTGCTGCTCCAGACACATGCTCGGCTGAGTAAAGCCCGGCTTAAAGGTGTGCGTATAAGGCGCTGTACCACTATCGGTTGTGTCCGGGCTGCCAAATAATCCTTTCAGCCAATACCCAATGTTGATTTCATCGACCGGCACCACGACCGGCCCCTGAACATCAATATTGCCCAGCCCCGGCGGAGCCACATCGCGCACGCCCCGGATGGTTTTATCCTCAATCAGCGACTGCTTGGCCGCGATTTTGGAACTGGTTATCGGCAAAATAAAACCGCTGGGGCTGGTCGGTGTGACGCCATAGGCCGTTTCATACGCTAGCGCCAGCCGCCCTCGGTAACCTTGGGCTTGAACCATCGTTCATTCCCCCCTCTCTAGTAGGTAATGTGCGTCCCCATCAATACTGGAACCTGGATGGTAATGTCCATCCGTCCAGGAAACTGGGGAAAGAAGTCGTTCGATTCAAAAGAATAGTCCAGCCGCGTCACCGGGTAGGACGGGTTGATTTCAGCGATGGTCGCCAGAATGAGCTGGCCCAGCTCGTCCGCCTCATATAAGCCGGTATTTTCGGTGATTCCGTCCTGATTTGTGATGTTGGGCTGGATGATGGACCAGCCGATGCTTCCGGTATAGCGGCATTCCTCCTCACCGCCGCCCTCCACTTTCCCGCCGGGAAAGACAATAACCAGCGGGCAATTCTTATCCGTAGGCGGCTTTTTGCCGTCAATCCCCACGTAAAGGGACAACGGTTTGTTATACTTTTGCATACAAAAAGCGGAAATGGCGGCGCTACTGGCGATAGCGTCCCGCCATTTCCGAATAAAGACAGTAATGGGAATTGTTGAAAACATGGTTATCTCACCCGGTATTTTTTGTTTTTCGTACACGCTGCCGGAGCTCCGGCTTTGGCATATTCCAGGATTTTGTCCTCGATATAGGCGGACGCTTTAGGAGCCAACATAGCCTGCATCGGCCCGAAGGTGTGCCGGGCAGCAACGTTGATCTCGCTCTTGGCAGACAGCGACACGCCGGCGGCCCAGAAGTATTTGCGCATCTTATCGGTGACGGCCTTTGTATACCCTTGCTCGATTTTTTCCCCCAGCTTTACGGCGGAAGCAGACAGCCAGCCAACACGAACTAAGTTTTTGGCTGTGTCATACTCATAGCCCACGGCATTAACGAGTTTTCCGAGCGGGCCGTAACGTTTCTTGGGACGGTTCCCAAACACAGCTTCCAGCTTGGCCCGCATGTCCGGTGGCATAAATTCGACATATCCTCGGCCGCCGGGCGCGCTGCTCTTGATGCCGGCCTTGATTTGCTGCTGGGAATACCAACCGAAGGATTTTAAGGATTTTCGCATCCAGTCCGGCTTAGTTGTCGCCATGTACTCCAGCCAAGGCGTCGCCCCGTCGATAATCAGCAAGTCGGCCTGGATCATGACCAGGGGCTCGCTTCACAAATCATTTGCAACAGGTGCATGGCGCTGTCGGATTCCAGGATATGCGTAACCTCCCAGGTAGCCGACTGATAGACAACTTGATCGCCGGTATCGGGACTGGGCACATCGCTTGCCGCGATCTGAAGCGTCGCCACGGCAGAGCTTCCTTTGGTTTCAAAGGTGTTGCCGCGCATAGCTGAATCCCCCAGAACAACGACCGCCGGAATTTGTCTGCCGTTATAGCGGATGAGTTCGGCAAAGGCATCCAGATCCAAAAAGATGGCATTGTCCCTGGCGATTTGATCTTTAATTGACATTTACCCCACCCTCACTTTATAGGCCGAACCGACTGTGCCGCTTAGGATCACATGATCAAACTCCGGGAATTCATCGTCTATTTTTTCTCCCGCCGCTAAGGTCTCTGTCAGGTCCGGGTTGCCGTTAATCCTAAAGGTGATGGGCGCTGTGCCGGTATTTTGGGCCACAAACCGCGTCATGGCCCGCGAAAAAACCAGCGTATCCTCCAGCGTGCCGGTAATGGTTGCCGTGATCATTTTTTTGAGCGGCGTCCGGCTTGTCAAAACACTGTATTCATAAACGGCCATAGGTCGCCTCCTGATAAAGAATAAAGGGCTAAAAAGTCCCTTTTACTGTTAGAAATGCAGCTTTACATAGCCGCTGCCGGTGCCGGTACTTTTGGCCTGCACGGCATAACCGGCGTAGACGGTGTCGGTCGCGTTATTGGTGAGCCAGTGATTGGCCGGGTCCCAGTACAGCTTGTCGCCCTGGCCATACGCGACCGCTGGATTGGCCGGCCCCAGGAAAACACCCCGCACGACGACCGGACCGGTTGCGCCCGGCGCAATCCCGTCGCCGGTGGCAACGCCGAAGGCGCTGGCTGTAACAACCGGATCGCCGGGACGGATGGAGTTTTCGGTGGTGTTCGTGAAATCAAGGATATCGCCTTGCTGAACAAAGACAAATTGCGGAATCATGTATGCATTACCTCACTTTTCATTAAAATTGAGTAATCCTTATTTGCCTGGGTTGAGATACAATCCACGCCAATCAAGCGCCTTTACGCCATATTCAATGCGGATTTTGAAGGTAACGCCATCCACGTTAAAGCCATTTTGCTGTTCGATATAGGGCGTGTCCTGTCCATTGAGGAAGGCCACTTCAATGGTGTCGGTAACCGCTGGGTCGGCAGCCAAATACCAAGCCGAGTTATTCGCCACATCCAGGAGCGGATCGGTAACCAAAGTCACAATGTCCTGCAGGACGTTGACTGCCCCGGCATTCGGCGCTGTGGGATCGGCGGCGGACTGTACCAGTTGCTTGGCGCCGAACATCAAGGCCACCGGCGTTAAGAGAAATTTCGGGCGGATATTTAAGGGCGTCGCCGTTTTCAGGCCGGTCTGCAGCATCATGGCCTGGATGGCGGCTTGCAGCGAGTCCTTGGATGGCGCTTTTTTTAGTGCGGTAGCCACATTGTTGTGCGCCGGGTCAAACAAAGGTGTATTATCAAAGCCCATTTTGGGGTTGGCCGTAAGCGTCTGATACACATCCTGATTGATGGTCATCCGGGCGGCACTGGCCCAGCGGGCCGGGAAATCCACCAAGGCGTGCATATCGTCGTTTAAGATATCCTCGCGGGTAATGGAAAATAGATTGCCACGTTTCGAGAGCTGAATCCACTCGCCAGCGTCGGTCAACGTGATGAGCTTGTATTCTGAGCCTTTGCTGACATTATCCAAAAGGGGAACTTCGGACAGATGCGCCCGGAGCGCCGGCTTATAGTCATTCAAAACGCCATGTTTGGTCCAGGCCGGGTAGGTGACTGCCGCCATCTGATAGGCATTCTGCATGGCTTTATCGGCTACATTTTGCAGGATGTAGGAAAACGTCGAGGACTGCACCATTTCACGGACCAGCAAATCTCGATCGAAGGAATTAAACCGTTTGTTGTTGCTGCGTTCATAAACAATTCGTCCCAAATCCACCATATTCACACTGCGGAGTGCTTCAAACCCCCGCGCCGGGTTAGCAAGTTTCAGTCCCGACCGCCACGCCAGAGCATCTGCCGCCGCAGCACGGAATTTATCCTCGTCATCGGCGATAAACTGAATTTCAGGCGACTGAACTACAGGCGCTGCTTTGCGTTTGGCAATATCCTCCATAATAGCCTTTCGCACCTTTTCTACACTTACACCAGCATCAATGAAAGTATCTTCTTTCAGTCCAGTTTGATCTTGGAACGAACGGAACATGGCACGGATTTCCATAACCCGCGCCCTCTCCTCCCTGGCGACTTGCTTACGCGCTACATCCAAAGCGGCAGGGGAGTGTCCAGCGTTATTTTTTTTCATACTTCTCATTACCTCCATTTTCGGTTGGCACGCGTCTTCACACGTTCCTTGTTCCTCGCAATTTAGACAACAACGGTTACCGCCATCCACCGGGCATTCCCCTCGGCTGCACATCCTGTCTTCTGAGTAATCGCACTCCGGGTACAGATCATCCGTGTTTTCCCTGGTTTCATCCTCTTCATCCAGATTCTTGCCTTCATCCCGGCCCTCGTCTCCATCCCGATCTTCCTCTTCGCTCCGCTCCTCAGCGTCATCCCGATCCTCCTCGTCTCGTTCTTCATCACCATCCTCGTCCCGTTCTTCGTCCTGATCCTCGTCCCGTTCTTCATCCTGGTCATCGTCCGGTTGAGACGGATCCAGCGCCTTTTTCCGCTGTTTAAGGGCAGCAGCGACCGCTTTTTGAATCAGTTGCTGAAGGTCGTCCATACTACGACTGACTCCCACAGTGGCATCCGCCGGCACACTCACGATGCTGATCTCAAATGGCTCCCAGTTACGGGCGATTTCGCAGGGGCCTTCATACAGGCCATCTGCTGAAGTTTCCCCGGCCCTCACTGTCTCCCAGTCTGTCACCCGGTAACCCACCGACACCCCTTTCAAAGTGCCATTTAAGACCTTTTGATAAATGACATCGCTGGCATCATCCGTATCAAACTGGATCGCCGCCGTACCTCTCATGGCTTTGCTGTCAATCATCGGGGTAAGCACTTTTCCGATGGGCCGATCGGAATTATGATTAAATAAGGCAACACCGATATCTCGCAAACGAGTTAAATCAGCGTTGCCCTTGGCGTGCCCCAGTATTTCGTTGTAATCCTCCCCATCCCACCAGTAACGCTGTACCGGCTGGTCGCTGGAGAAGGATACCGGTACAATCCGATTTTCGGTGTCGATACCGGCCGGTTCAATCACCGCCTCACGGTAAAACGTCTTGTCCATCCTGCTCCGTTTCTTATTCCCTGTCTTGTTCGCCATTGTCTTCCTCCTTTTCGGTGACTTTCACCACGCCGGTGGCGGCATCAATGTTAATCCCCTTTTCTTTTAAGAGCACCCGTTCCCTGGCTTGCTGCTCGATGATATCCTTGTAATCCTTGCCTTGTTCGGCGCAAAGCTGTTCCAGCGTTGTCAGTCCCATCGCATACTCTAATTTACTGGCTTGCACATCTTTCAAGGGATCGACCCAATCCCAGCCTGGTGGCAGCCACTTGTGCTTCAGGTATTTCCGCTGGTTGGTAAAGAAGTCCGGGATCTTCAGCCGGCCGCACAATACGGCGGCGGTAACGACCTCTTTATAGACAGCTCGGTTGAAATGATTGATCAGCCACTGCTGCACCGGCTGATACGTCCGGCGATCCTCCAGGGCGCTGTGCCGGGCGGACGAATAGTTAACTTGCGATACGTCGCGGCTGGTCGCTTCATAGCTCAGTCCCTGGCCGGCCGACGAAATACGGTAATTGGTCTGGACGAAATCGCGGGTGTTGCTGTTAATCCCTGAAGGGCTGGCCACATCCATTTTCTCGCCGGGCAGCAGGTATTCGATGATACCCGGCTCCAGGTAATTCCGGCGATGCTTTTGGTGATCCTGCGGCATCTGGCCGAGCCGGCCGGCGATTCCCTGGGGCGTAGTCTCGACATAGGCGGCAAAACAGGCGGAGATCCGCGCCTTAACCCGCTCGGCCTCCAGGTAGTCGCCAATGTCCTGAATGGCTTCAATGCTGGACGCCAGTAGCGACATGCCGCGCACCTGGGTAACCCGCTGTTTGGTAAACAGGTGCAGCACCTGATTGGCCGGAATTCTAAGCGACTGGAGGTTGTAAGAATAATGGTCCAGCGTCGACTGCTGAAACCAGTAGGCCACCGGTCGCAGTATGGCATCCACCTCCACGCCCGAATAAATCCGGTTGCCGTTCTCACTATTCTCAAACAGGGTGGTGTCAAACATATCCGCCTCAATTAGCTGCAGGCGAAACGGAATGAACGGAGCGTTCGGGTCATGGATTTTGACCGCGACGATATCCCCGTCGACGATCATGCGCCTGAGATTCATTCGCTCCATTTCCGTAAAGGTTAGCTGACCCATCACGTCGCAATTCTGTTGCTCGCACCATTCGGTCCATACTTCTTCGAGTTCCTGGTTCAGGGCATCGTTATCGGTTTTAGCCTGGACGTTAATGCCAAGGCCAACGACATTGCGCTCAAACGGATTAATAATGGATTTGGCGATATCGTTGTTGCGCTCCAAATCGCGGGCAGTTAGAAGAATCCGCTGGCGATAGGGCTTGTCAACCAGCTCACCGCTGCCCCAGGCCGCATTGGCCCGGCTGTTGAAGCGGCCCAAAGCCCCAGCATCGTAGTTCCGTCGCATTTCCTGCTGTTGCTGCTTAATGTCTAGTGCCTCACGATACGCTTGGCGCTCAAAGGCCGCTTTTGGAGAAATCCAGCCTACGAATCGGTCAATCGATTGGCCTAATCCCAAGATGGAATCCCTCCTTTGCGTAGTGGCCAGGCCGCATAGGCGCGAGTTGCCCCGCCAGCCGCTAATTGTTCATAAAAAAGCTCTTCTTGCAGGCTTTTACGCATAACCCGAAGTTTTTCCATATCCGTTTTACGGTATCTTCGGCCACTAATTTGCATTTCTTCTGCTCCGGTAATCAGAGCGGCTATCGCCGTTTCCACCTGTGATAAAAGCTCCCGGACAATACTCATACTCGCTCACCTCCTAAAATTAATAAAAGACGACCGCAAGGCCGCCCACTTACCGTTTCATCCAGTTGCTTGTATTCCCCAGCCACTTGTTGCCGTTTGTCGCAGGCTGTGTCGGCGAGGGCCGGATGATCACCGGCTTTTGCAAATACCGGGCGCCGCAAATCTCGGCGGCCAGGGCACAGTTTACTTCCACGTCGAGAAGATGGTTCTGGGCATGGGTGCTGACCTTCGCCCATTCATAAGTGATAACACCCGCTTTGCTTTTTTTCTCGATCCGCTGTTCGGACACGATTTGGTCGGCGTACAGCCGGTCGATATCCTCGGGCACCATCCAGGCGCCGGGCATATTGATTTCATGAGCCAGCCGACCGGTGATAAAATCCTTAAACTGGTTGGGGTCGAAGATGTACAGGATCAGGCCCAAGGCTATATCCTTTTCAATCTTGGTCTGTACATAGCGCGACCGGAGCGGCCGGGAGGAACCCTTGGTGGGCACGCAGATATCCTGGTTGTAGGCACAGAATTTATACACCTCGTCAGTGTTATATCCCGAGTCGATACAAGCTTTGGCAATATAGGCGACTTCGCCGGTTTCGTTTGTCGGATAGGGACGCCGCAGGATATTTTCAAGGTCCGTCCAGGTTTCTGTGCGCCCGTAGTCCACCAGCCATGAGGTCAGGTCAGGTCCCCACGCTCTCACGCCCCACCAAAAGTGGTTGAGCTGCACGTCGACGCCAGCCACAAGCAATTGGGCGTCCTGATGAACTTTGCCTTTTGGATAGGCAGCGCGTCTGGCCAGAATGAGGTCAGAGTTGTGGCGTTTGGCTTCGGTTTTCCAGGGTTCGGCCAGCCACGAGTTGACGAAGTTTTGGAGAAGAAAAGGAAATGCCTTTGATTTTAGGAACTCGGCGGCGATATCGCCGAAGGTGAGCCAGGGCGAATAGATGCTGGAAAGGTGGAAAGCCACCCGGCGGGAAACACGCCCCGTGGTGTTGTCGGATATCCAGCGGCCGCCGCGCAGCATATCCTGCTTGTGATGGTCCCGGATGATTTCCTGGCAATGCTCGCAAACATACCACGCCGCCTCCCTGACCTGGGCCGGGTCCCGCATTTCCTTGGGCCAGCGGACGTTGCTCATCTTCAATATCTGATGTTTGCCACAGTGCGGGCAAGGCACATAAAAATAGCGCCGTTCGTCGGCGCTCTCGAAGGCTTGCCAGATAGCACCCGTCTGTAGGGTCGGGGTGGATATCAAGACAATTTTTTTGTTGTGGAAGGTCTTGGTGCGCTCCCGCGCCAGGCTGATTGGGTCGGCTTCCTTACCGGCGTTGGCCGGATATTTGTCCACCTCATCTAATAGAAGGAAGCGAATGGGGCGCGATGACAGCGACGCCGGCGAGTTGGCCCCGGACAGAGCCAGGTACATGCCGTCAAACTGCAGCTCCAGTGTTTTGCTGTCTTTGCCGTTATATCGTACGGCGGTTTCCGGTATCAGCGTGACCATAGGCTGGATGCGGTTGGAACTGGCGAACTCGGCCAGCTCCAGCGTGGGATAAACCAAAAGGGACGGGCTGGGGTCCTGCGCGACGGTATAGGCCAGAATGTTTAGGAGCGCCTCGGTGCCGCCGATCTGGGATGCCTTGCAAAAGATAATCTCCTCGATATCTGGATGGGTGAAGGCATCCATGATTTCCTGCAGATACGGTGTGCGGCTGGTTTGCCATCTGCCGGGCACAGCGGCTGTTTTTTCATCCAGTATCCGGTAGCGGTCCGACCACTCGGTTACGGTTAGGAGGTCCGGCGGTTTCAGTATGGCGATGGCATTTTTCAGCCAGGCCGGCCACTCAAGAAGAGTTCTTTTTCTTTGACCGGCGCGTCGGAGTGTAGACTCCGTCAATGCTGATTTGTTCGAGCCCATCGGTTATTACCTCATTGACCATTCTTTCTATCCTCCTCGCGGTTACCGCATCCACATGCGAGGCCACTTCCACCGATACCCGCCGGCCCAGTGTCAGGAGCGAACGTTTAAGGACAATGAAAAATCGCTGCAAGGTGTCGGTGGTTTCCTCTGCACTGACATATTTGCCCTTGAGTTCTCCGAGCTTGATCGCAGCAGACGCTGCGGCCAGTTTTTTGAGGTCCGTGTCCGCTTTTAACTTTTGCTCCTTCAGCGCAACGGCGTCCGCCTGTCCTTCGGTGCGGACGCCGCCGCCCACCAGCCCTCGCCAGCGAAGAATATCTTTGAGACACCACCAGCCGTGTTCTTCTTTAGGGCATCCGTCCCGGACCCAGTAGGTCAATGTCGATTTGTCTATGCCCAGTAACTCGCATAGGTCTGAGGTGGAAATACATTTTTTGCCGCCAATCACGCGGCCCCACTCGTCTGCCATTTTGGTCGCTCCCCCCTTTTCCGCCCATAAAAAAAGAAGCCCGCTATGGCTTCTTCCTGTACTTTCCTTCTATAATATAATTGCTATCCGGCCTGCTTCGATTTCCTCCTTGATCTCGCTGTCTGTATACATCACAATATCGGTATCCCGAGGGTCTTCGGAAGCTAGTACGCAAGCGTCATGCCATTTGCCAACTACTTTGTAGTTCTGTTTGCTGCCTTTAAGTTGAAGAAGGGTTCCTTTACCGTATTTCATCATTTTAGCCTCCTGTGCTTTCCTTGTGTTCATGTTACCTCTGAAAGCACACTTAATCAACTCATTTCTTCTGTTTTCGTTGATTATCTTCTTTTTTCTAGGTAATCCACATTTTATTTAAGGAGGTTGCCGTTCATGCAAGCAACCGTCTATAAAGACACTTTCCTGAGCCACGCCCTTCCCATCATTGGTTTTGATCGCATCTCTATCGCTGCCTATGATGGAATACTTTCTGTTGCTAGTTTTGGCACTGCTGAGAATTTCCGTATTACGGCATATATTGTAAAGTCCGGCCAAGCCTCCCTTACTGTTGAGGAGTGGCGTAAGCTCGTTCTGAAAGTGCAAGCCGCACCTGATAATATGGTGGATATTACGTTATAGCATTTGATATCAGCGCCCTTCAACAAAAAGAGAAGCCAATGGCTTCCCTTTTCTAGTCATTATCAACTACTTCTATCATCCAAGCTCTGCGCCGGGCAACAAAGTCATATCCATATTTTGTGAATGCGTACTCTTGCAAGGCTATTGCATCTTCTTTCTTGTCGACCTGCCAACTGCCATCCTTTCTGACTCGCCGTACCCCTTCTTCCAGCCATTGGGTGTTATTCATCCTTTTGACCTCCTGTTCTTTCGTTGTGTTCATGATAGCTCTAAAAGCACAGGTAATCAACTCATTTCTTCCGTTTTCACCGATTATCCTCCCTTTTCTAACGATTGCGTGTTTAAGGAAAAATGAAAAGGAAACCGCTGTCGGCTTCCTTTTTATTCACTTATTTTTTTATAACCAGCCAGCCTTCTTCCAGTCCTTCCTCGATCTCGGCCTCGGTATAAAGTATCACGTCGGTGTCTTCCTCATCTTGCGGCACCAATACGTAACTATCGTTTACGATATATACTGTGCCGACTACTGTATACGGTTCATCGTATGATTCAAAAACGGTGCCTTTTGGATATTTCATTTCACACGCTCCTGCTTCTTGCTAAATTATCCCGGAGCCGCTCCATGCGGATGTTGTGGATTAAAAGAACGTCTTTTTCTGTTACCTGCCTGGGCGGTATAAATATATTCAATTTCTGAAGCTCTTTAGAAACCAGTTTCCGGGGGTATCCTAGTATCATTTTCCTTGTCTCCTTCCCGCCTTTGGTGTGTTCATGTTACCTCTGAAGGTACAGGAAATCAAGGAATATCTTTACTTTTCACACGTTTCCTCGCTAATTCTCCACTTTTCTCGCAAGACCCGCAGCTACTAATCCTTCCAGCAATCGCCGACTTTTTTCTTCTATTGTCCGGGCGTTAATATTAATGCCGAAGCCGGCAAATTTGAAAACGTTGCCAGCCACATAGGCGATATATTCCTCAACGTGAGGTAATGTGTCCCGGTGAAAGCACTCGTTCCACATTTCATCGACCACCGCTTCCGGCGATCCGCTATATACTCTGTCATTCATCATTACTCGCATTGTTATCACCACCTAAAGTTATAATTCGGCTTGTATCGCAGCTCTTGTTCCGGGAAAGCCGATTCCTTTATCGCCCGGTGGAGAATGCCGATATCAAACCCTGCCTCCTTGTAACCTTGCCGAATGATATAGTAATATCCGTTGCCTGGCGCACCAAGCGGTGGCCCCTCGTTCATAATGTACGCCATCGCCGTAACCCGCTCACCCTTAAATGTTACTGTTACGATTTTCTTTCGATAAAGTCGAGGGAAGACTTCATAGCGGTCTAGCGCCATCTCATCGGCTGGCTCAATCTCCCAGAGCAGAACCGGTACTACACCGGCAGCGTCCGGTTCAATATTCATCACGGCGCCGCCGTCCATGCCCCGAAAGGTTGCTTTGTATCCCCTGAGTTTCGTCGATCCCAATACCAGCGCGGTCGGGCACCGCCTTGCCATCTGCTCAATATTCAAATTGCTGCCGTAAGCCAGGTAAATTTTAGTCATCATCATTCCTCCACTCTTTATTGAGGCGGGCGGCAAAGCCGCCCTGCCTTTGTTCTTATGACGCCGCATATCTCCAGGCGCTGTTGCCCTCCAGCTTTTCCAAAAGGTGTAGCCGGGCCGTTTTGAACTCGTCGCCGATCAGGCCAAGGCGTAGGAGCCAGGTCCGAAAGGTGAATTTTTCGTTCGTGGTGGCCGTTTTTCTGGCTGACGCGCCCCTTTGTGCAATCGCCTGGTGGCTGATCGCCAGGCAAAGCTGGATGTATGTCTTGATTTTCCCGGCGTGAGTGGTGGAATTAAAAAGCCTGAATTCCACCGTCCCTTTCGTAAAGACTGAGTGGAAATTCAGGCCATGATATCGACTTTGATGATAATGGTAGTTGGTTTCACCGCTATAGGGTTTATACCAAAGTGTTCTTAGTGCTTCCATGGTCGCAGGTTTAGTGCGGTTAATATCTTCTATCAAGCTGCCATTCACCTTTTGGCAAAACCTTCTCATCCTTGCCTCATCGACTTCAAGGGCTTTATAGAGCATGTCCTCTTTGCTAGCCATCAGATTGACTAGGTTGCGCAGCGTTTTGGCGGTATGGTTGGCGGCATCGACATGAATATGGATACCGCAGCTACTGTTGGTGAACGCGCCTGCCTCGCGAAGTCTTCTGACCAGTTCCTGGACAGTTTCGATGTCTTCGTATCGGCTTTTTGGTGAGACTACCTCGACTTTATATTCGTCGCCAGCCGCTGCTCGCCTACCGTTTGTTTTTTTCTGAGCCGTAATGCTACCATCTTTAACCACTTGCCAGGTGCGACCTTGGCGATCAGCTACCTTGTAGGTCCCATACGAGGCGCTTTGGTGACCGAGGCTTGTACCAAAATAGGCTGCGATGGTTGTTGCGGCTTGGTATCTTGTGATTCCGGTGAGTTCGATTTCGATGCCGAAGTACTGGTTTTTCATGCTGCTAACCTCCTGTGCTTTTGGTCACTGTCATGTTACCTCCAAAAGCACACGAAATCAACTAAATTCTCTTATTTACACAGTTTTTCTTTTATTATCTCACTATTACTTACGTTTACGTCAATTAGCACACTTTTACTCTTTTAAAGCTGTTGCCAATTCCCTACAATGCCCACTAGGAGCATTTCGAACGGCAGCCGCAGGCGTAGCGTTACTCGTAGCTAAACGTGTCTTTCGTCGTTTTACCGCCTCATAGATTTGCTCCTTTGTACGGAAAGAACTGTTGCCCTCTAACCTCCCGAGAAACAATTTCCTGCTGGCGCTGTACTCCTCGCCAATAAAGCCGAGCCGGAGCAGCCAAACCCGGAAGGTATATTTCTCATTAGCGCTCTCCTTCGCATGCGGTGTAGCGTATTTCTGAGTTAAAGCGATAGCATTTACCGCAGAGGCAAATTGAATATAGGCAGCGATGGCCTCCGGGTTTAACGTTGCTGCAAACCAGGTCAGGGTAATGGTTTCCTGAGCAATCGCCAGCCCCGGCGAAGCTTCACTTCCCGCCGCTTCCAAAAAGTCCTCAATGGTTTTGAGGCGGACAGCGTTTATCGCCTCCACCATTTCCGGGGCAATAAAGGGATGACCCGTGCCCATCGCTTTGGTAATCAACCGCTCCTTACCCGCTAGAATATTTACCAGGTTCCGCAGCGTCACGCCGTTGTGTTCCTCGGTAGAGATTGTCACTGCCACCTGGGCTCGCGCTTCTACTTCGTTTTCTTCAAATGTCTTTAAGACCGCGAACAGTTCGGCCACATTGTCTTCCTTGGTGCCTGTGGTAACAACCGCGCCCTCTTTGTCAACAAGCCACTCGCGTCCACTATGCTCGGTGATGAGATACCCAAAGCCCCGCGTTCCCTGGTAAACCGCCTGTGTGCCAAAGTGGGCGGCAATCAGAGCGGCCACTTCTTTCCGTTCCCGGCCAGTAACCTGCATGCGAAGTTTGAAACTGTGTTTGTCCATATAAAGCCCTCCCTTAAGCGTTTCGTCAGTGCACATGTTACCATGAACACGCGGAAAGCAAGTTAATTCTTTAACCAAGGAGAGCCGCCAATGTTGGAACTCATCATGCCGCAACCTCGCGGGCGACATCCTCATGGGCTTTTTTCTCTCCATCCCGCAACAGGAACACGCCTTTATCACTGCCGACCTGGGCAATATACCGGGCGACAATCACGTCGGCATACACCGGGTCGATTTCCGAGGTATAGCAAATGCGTCCAGTCTGTTCAGCGGCAATGAGCGTGCTGCCGGAGCCGCCAAAGAGGTCAAGGACGATATCGCCGGCCTTGCTGCTGTTTTGAATGGCATTGGTCGGAATAGCTATCGGCTTCATCGTCGGATGGTCGCTGTTCCGGCTGGGCCGGTCAAACGGCCAGATCGTAGTTTGCTTACGATCACTGTTCCAAGTGTGGGCCGCACCTGGCTTCCACCCGTACAAAATCGGCTCATGTTGCCAGTGGTAGTCCTGGCGGCCTAGCACCATGCTGTTTTTTACCCAGACAAGGCATTGCTTTAACAGCCAGCCGGCATCCACCATGGCCTTGCGAAAGTTCAAACCTTCGGTATCGGCGTGACACACATAAATGGCACCTCCTGGCGCCACTGCTTCCAGCATGTTTGTATACGCTTGTAAAAGAAACTTGTAAAAATCGCCATCAGCCATACTATCGTTTTGAATTTTAAGGCTGTCCGCCGTTTTACCAACGTATGCTACGTTGTAGGGCGGGTCGGTAAAGACCATATTGCACAACTTGCCGTCCACAAGGCGGCGGATGTCTTCCGCTTTAGTGGCATCGCCGCAAAGCAGGCGGTG